AGATTCATAAGACATAAATTTACCTGTCTTTTTATCCTTCCATTGAAATTTCTTTTTTTTCAGCCATCCTGTTTTGGTAGAAGGATTGTAAATTGCATTAGTCAAACCACCCTTTTTTCCTGTTCCACTTCCGTACTGAAATTTAGACATTGCTGATGCTGTTTCAGGATATGTTGAGGTTTTACCCCTCACTCCTTTGTCTACAAAAGGTGCGTAATCTTCCATTAGGAAATCTAATAAAAAGAAACTTGGCTCTCTATCTAACTTATATTCAATAGAATTATATAATGGGCCACCACCTTTATTTCCACCATAGGCATCCTTATCTTTTGTTAGGTTGCTTTTAGCTTGCTGCACTACATACTTACCGTACTTGTCTAATACTTGTTTTAGGTTATCAGAATCCATTAGCAAATATAAATATCGTTGTAAATCATTATATCCATAGTAGCTGTCCAGCCTGCTAATTGGTTTTCAAACCTATCGTAAAACGGACTTAAACTTGGATTACCTTCTAATTGATACATCTCAGTATGTAGGTTGCCCATCCTTAGCCTCTGTATAAGCTTATTAAGCACCGCTAACTGCGTATTAAGTATATCTTGCACATTATTATTACCAGTAAATCTATCAACCGTAAAATCCTTTGATTGGTTTACTATATCGCAGGCTAGTATGCTTATGTTAAACCTCAGCACTTGTTCCTCATCAATGACGTTATTTATTATAATGTGGCCTAAAGGGAAAATATCCTGTTTATTTAGATTAACCTCTGTTATATCTCCAGTCGTTACTGAGTTAATATCCTTATCCTCTAGTAGAGCTGTTTTAATAGTTTCCGTTAATTGGTAAAAACCCCTTACACCTTGATTGCTCATTTAAATTTCTTTTTTATTTGTTTAGCTTCTAGCTCGTTTTTGTCTTTCATAAAGGATAACATCATAAAGCATTCATGCACACCTAGTTTAGTGATATCTTCAAATCCTCTAATATCGAATTTAGCGAGTGCAGCGATTGATTGATACCATCCCCATTTTTTTGTAAACTGAGAAAATGAGTCAAGGTTTTTGTCTCCGCCCCCTCTAAATAGTTCGTCATATTTTTCGATAAGTCTAGTCCTAAATTCCACAAAAAAAAAATTGAGCTCATAACGGCATCCATAGGCATATCCATTATCTGCTGCTCTGTACCTACTCTGTATTCCTCAATGCTGTATCTCTCTTTTACGTTAACCAGCACAGGCCTGTATAGTACATTCATAGCCTTTTCCATATTTTCCCAATCTCCAATAAACGTATCTAAGTCAATATATTCCCCTAGAGTTATTTCATCTAGCTGAGGTTGAAAACCATACTGCACACCATTAAGCGTAAAGCGTTTTACTAGCTCAGGCTTATTATCAAATAGAGCTGTAATAATACTTACTATTTCTTCGGTATCCCTAAGCTGTAAATTCATTACCTCTTTTAAATCTAAGCCACAAAATATCTCTATCATTTTGGCGTTTAAAAATCTTTCGTCTGTTACCTTTTCCTGTATTTTCAAAAAGCGTTTGTATTGCTGTAATGTAATGTCCTTTAAGGAAGTTGGTATTGTAATTTTCACTTTCATATATATATAACGTATTTAATTAGGTTTTTTATAGTCTGATGTTTCAGAAAAAAAAAAGCAGCTATTTCTAGCCACCCTTTTATTATAGTGTTTTTGTTTTATCTTTGGTCTGCTTCAAAGCAAGCATTACTACAAACGCCCCTGTCTTCATGCATAGGTTTGCCACACATGCCGCATTCAAATTCAGGCTGCTCATGTGGGTTTAAAAAGTCATCCCAGCTCATATATCAAATATTACGGTTAATAAAACTCTTCCAATAAAATAGCTAGGTATTAATATTAGCATAAATAACTCTACTTTTTTAAACTGCTTTCCTAGCCTAGCAGCTCTACTTAATTTTTTCATTTGTTGTATTTTTTATATAAATCTCTTAAATAGTTGTACTGCTCTGTTTCGTTATTGTAGCAAACTAAGTAATGCTTTTTAGTTATTTTCTCTATTATTTTAAATTGTAAACCACCTACAGCTGCATCTATCCTTTTTAAAGCCCTTACGTTTAAGGCGGCATAAGGGTTAAACTTTAGGCTGTTATTATAGCTAAGCAGGTTTAAGCACTCAAATATTCTTTGTGCTCTTTTAACATCTATTTTATAATTGTTATTACTAAGGGCTATTTTAATATTAGAGCAGCTAGCATTTTCATGCAGTAAAGCTATAACGTTAATTTTACTCATCTTTTTATTACTCTCTACATACCAGTCATTTGCTATCCTTAAAGCTTGCTTACAATCAGCATTGCCTTTAAGCGCATTCTTATTACAAAAATCTAAAGCAGTCCACTTTTTACTAATCTGTAATTGGTCGATATTATCCTCGTCTGTGTCTTGAGATATAATATAACACACCGGTATATCAAGCTCCTTAGCAGCTTGCAGTCTATGCTGGCCATCTATTATAGAGTTGTTTTTATTTACTAAAATGGGCATTTGTAAACCGATATTACTAATTGATTCTTTAATCCTTTGCAGGTTTTGTTTGTCTAATTCCCTATTCCCTATAACCTTGTTAAATATTGAGTAGGCTTTTGTTGTTCTGATTTCCATTTTAGTTTTTTATTAAGATTAAATCTAGCTGGTCTGCTACGTAGTTAATGTGCTTTTGCGTTGTTTGACTCCAGTAACCTAATTGTAGTAAATCATTGCCCTCAATTTTAGCTACTATAGTTGAGTAGCTCCATACGTTGTTTCCTTGTATGCTTAAATTTTGTTTGTACTTGTCCAGTATTATCATTGTTCTGTTTTTAATACCGGCTTAATTGCCAGTCCTCAAATGTAAAACAAATAAACTTATAAACAAAATAATTAATAACTTTTATTTAGCTTATGGTATAACGGCCAAAATTAGGCCTGCTTAAAATAGAGTAAGTAGCGTATCGGCATGGGTCTATAATGTGATTGTGCTTATCCTCCGGCACGTTAACCAGCAACCCAGCCTTATCCTCTTTCCACTTGTAGTTTCTAAATTCTGATATTGCATTATGTGAACTGGATAATATGTGTATTTTATAACGCTTTAATAAATCTATGCCGGCATTAATAGAATCCTTTCCTTTAACACTTGGAAATATATTGTGGCCCATTCTGCGCAGCTCGTTAATTAAACGTGGCTCAGCACTGTCAGCATATATAGGGTTCTTTAACAGCTTTTCTTCTTTTAGGAATGTATTTATATCGCTGGTAGTCATTTGGGTGCGATACAGGTGTTCTTTAATGTATAGGTTATGACCTAGCGTGTAAACAGAAACCAAAGTTGTAGGGTCATTGGTATAACCAAAGTCCATCCCATAAGCTACTAGGCTTGCATCAACTGGCACTTCTGTAACTTCTGTGTATTTAAAAATAGTGCTCCTACTAGCTGTTCTTTCTCCCAACCCATACACCTGCCAATATTGTTCGTCTGTTTCTCTAAGCCTTTCTATCTCGGCTATAATAGAGGCATCAACAAAAGGGTTATCTAAATAGGTGGTTTTAAAAAAGGCGCAATCCTCTCTAGTTAATACCTTATCATATATCCAATGGTATTCATCTGAGGGGTTAAAATCTAGTACTATCTTATCCTGTGTTCTAAATAACAGCTGCTGCCAATCCTCAAAGTACAATTCGTTAGCCTCGTTAATAAACAGTAAATCCCTTTTACGCCCTCTAATCTTTTGAGGTTGGTCTAATGATATAAACTCTACTAAATTGCCAAATAGGTTATACTCTGAGTTACTGCGATTATGGAAGTTTTCGCTGTATATATTATGGGCCTTTAATATGCTCATAAAATCCCTTAATACTGTAGCACGTAAACTAGGAAAGGTTTTACGGCAAATGGTTATAATCTTATTATTGTTTTTAGTGCAATACTCAAAAATAACCCACAGCAGTATGTTGTAGGTTTTTCCCGACCTAGTTCCGCCCTGTTCTACTACAATTTTTTTCTCGTTGTTTACTAAGTGCTTATAAACAACGTTAGTCTTTATTTTTAATTGAGTCAATTATTTCTATTTGAAAATTAGTTGGCATTCCCTCAGCTCCGGTTATCTCCTGTCTTTCTACATATCCTCTTTGCTTACCTTTTGTCTTTAAATAAAAGATAGTCGCTGCTGTAGAGTTAGCTGATATTTGTTTATGTAACTGGCTTTCCGCAAAGTCTAAGGCCACATTTTCTATATCCTTGACATCTCTTGCAAACACCTCATCTTCTTTCAGCCACTTATAGTAAGTGCTTCTAGGTGTGTCTGATTTTCTACATGCAACTGTTACAACCCCTAAGCTCTGTTCTAAAGCTTTTAAGAGTGTTTCCTTTTTTATGTGTCTACTTTTGTCCATTATTTTTTTATTTAGGTATTCTTTACCATTATTAGCGAAGTGATTCATATATTATTGTTAAAATTAATACTATAAACATTTTTTTATAAATTTATCGAATGGCTCTTTTATGCAGCTTGATAGCTCAATATAAGTTTCATTATGTTCAGGAAAAGTATGTATAGCAAAATGGCTTTCACTAAGTAAAAACAAAGCTGTGTAACCGTATGGTTTAAAATGCTTTTCGCATAGGTCTAAAACATTAAAACCACTTTCAGCTAGTAATACACTAAAGTATTCTTTTAGGGCCTTAGGCTCTGTTTTATCTATCCATACTGCGTAATTATATATCTGCGCTTTCATCTACTGCTATGTTTTTAAAGTCTAATTTTTTATATATATTTTTTATCTCTTTGGGGTTTCCTTTATAAAACACCAGTACGTTTTGGTGGCACTTACCTACTTTTCTGTTATGCATGTACCGGCCTACTCTTTGTGGAAGCGTGCCTATACTCTCAGCTATTATCATCTCATTGTAAAGCTTAGCACCATTTCTAATAAATATGTTTTTTACATCATCAGCAAAGCCATAGTAAAACCCTTTTTTATCTCTTATATCTCCTACTACTATAACAGCAAACCTATTTTCTTTTAAGCATGTTAAAGCTCTTGTAAATGCGTTGTCTAGTATTTGTAAAAAGTCTTTGTACTCTTTTTGGTTGCTGGCATCATTCTTTAAGTCAGAGTAAACCTCTAAATCAAAATATGGTGGGCAACTAAACAGTAAATCTTGGCTATCCTCTTTTATATGTTTTAGCACGTTTTGGCCATCATCACAAATATATTTGCTTTTACTACCTTTTAGCCTTTGGTTGTTTAAGTCTGTTTGCTCCTGCCTTAGCTCAATACCAGTAAACGTATTCCCTAGCGCATCACTAATATATCCAAACACACTATCCCCAGCAAAGCAGTCAAATGTATTACAGTTATCTAAGCCAAACCATTTATTTGCTATCTCAGCTAACACAGGGTCAAGTAAGCTTACGCCATTGTTAGTTGCAGCCATTATGTTAGTAGCTCCCTTAGCAAGCGCACCCTCTCGGCTTTCGCGCTCATCTCCTATTAAGCTTTTCCAGTATTTTTTACGCTCCTGCCAGTATCCTTTTTTAGTATCTAATATGCTAAACGGTGGCACTACAAAAGTATCTTCTAATTTATTGTGTTCCTCTTTAGGCTCTTGCTCAAACGGAAAGCCATCTAACCCCCATTCTTCCAGCTCTTTAACATCCCAATCATTAGCCAGTACATCCCAATCCCATTCGCCAAAGCCTACATTATCTTTAACTATAAATTCTTCTACCTGCTTATCGGTTAGGTTATCTGCTTTTATTATATACACTTCTTTTAGCCCTGCTTCTTTGCATGCTCTGTAGCGCATATTGCCACCCAGTATAGCCATATCTTTATTGACTACTATGGGCCTAAGCTGTAGCATTTCCGGAAAATCCTCTATACTAGTTACTAGTTTTTTAAATTTAGCTTCTTTTATTGTGCGAGGGTTCGTAGGGTTTGGGAACACTTTATTTATTGCA